TGCTAAAATATTGTGAATGTTGTTTATGATATTCGCTTCATCTTTGCAGAATGAAGTTGCATCAATGTACTGTGCTGCTTTTAACTTTTGAGTTTGCCAAATACATTTAAACCTTCTACCCTTAACTTTGAAATCCATTTTAACTCTTGCATTTGGATTTAGGTTTTCTATTTCACTAAATGCTTTTAATGATTTTGTTAACTGTTCAATTGGCATTGATTCAATTTCATCAAATGTTTTATTAGTTAATTCAGCTAACAATTTGATGTTACGATTCAATGGGTCTGTTTCCAATTCTGCAATTGTTTTGCATTTAATAAACTGGCTAATGGTTATTTTTTCAAACTTCATTCTCTTTAATATATAAATTTTTTACTTTTTTGCTAAATTTTCATTGTTGCGTATCTACCTGCACTTGGGTTATCAAGTTGGAATATTACATTATACCTAATTGAATCAATCATGTGATTCCAATTGTCAATATACATATGGCTTGCTTTGTCTGCATACACATAGTTGTTTAATTCCTTTGCTATATTGTGGCTGTTTGGTTCTACTATTATGTTATAGTTCTGCATTCTGATTATACCGCTTTCAATCGTTCCCTTCTTTACTGCTCGTATGTTTATACCTGCATGCTTTAAATCTGCTATTAGACGGTCTTCTGCGCTATCTGCTATGATTACCTTGCCTTGTGTTCTATCCTTTAGTATTTGGCTTAATACGTGGGTTTTTAAACCATTTGAGTATAAGTGTTCTTTAACGTATATTATCTTGCGTACTTTGTCAATTGCTACTTCACTTAATGCATCAGGGTCAATACTAAAACCAAAATCCAATCCAAATGAAGTTTGTAATCCGTGTGGGTTAAATTCTCCAAATGTCCAATTAGTAAATACTACACCCTCTGCTTTATTCACCCAACCACCTAAAACAATATGTTTATATTTAGCAGGGTTGCCCTCTCTTATTCGTTCAATTTCGTTTAAAAATGATTCATCAAGGTTTTCAAGGTTATTGATGTAGGTAGTATGAATGTATGTTGCATCTTGATGTATGCCAGTATAGCCTTCTATTACCCCTCGTTCTTCAAAAAACTTCTTGTATATCCAATGTTCTTTTGTTGCAGGGTTTAAGATTAATATTATACGGTTCTTTTTACCTTTTTGTCTTATTGATAGGTTTATTTTATCAAATGTTTTCTCATCAACTAATTCTTCTGCTTCATCCAATATCCAAGTGGTTACACCTTGCAATGATTTTAAGTTAGCTGTTTGGTCACCACTTGAAGTTTTTAAACCTTTAAATAATATTTCACTGCCTGACCTTTTATTCTTTATTTCACTTTTTAGTATTTCAAAATCATCTTGCAATTCAAGTAGTTCAATTTTTTCTTGAAATTCAGGGATAATGGATAGGTGAGCAGAAGTCATAGTTTGCCTTGTAAATAGTATTCGATGCCCACGTTCATAAGAAAGAAGTGATGCAAACCTACCTATCTCAAAAGACTTACCTGAACCCCTGCCACCTGTTACAATAAAGTAACGTGTATCATTATTCAGTTGATTCCAAATCGGTTTGTGCCTTGCTATCATATAGTTTGCTTATATCAAAGTTTTCATTTCTGTTTGTGTTTTCACTTTCAACAAATGTCATTGATAGCTTTTTAAGTTCTTCAGGTGTTGCAATTAATTTCATTAATGCCATTTGTAAAGCAGGTGCATTTGATGTATACCATTTAGAACGCATTGATACCTTTAGAGTTGTGCGATTTATTTCTAATAATCCTTTTAGCTCGTTAAGTTCGTTAGAGTCAATTTTAAAGTAATCATAGAAAGTGGGTTTTGATAAAGGTAAGAATGCAACTATGTCTTCAACAAAGAATAGTTTATGTTTTACTATTGCTTCTTTTGCTTGTTCGAATATTTTAGTCTTGTCGTATGCCATTTCGTTTTATTATTAATGTAGGGTCTAACTTTTTCATTCTGTCTATTATTACTTGGCAGTATTTAGGGTCTAATTCCATTCCATAGCATTTGCGTTTAAGTTGGTGTGATGCTACCATTGTTGTACCAGAACCTGTAAATGGTTCAAATATTAAATTAGATTTTTTTACTAATTCAATTGCTTTAAATGGTAACTCAATAGGAAAACAGGCTTTATGATTATCTTGCTGACTACCTGTGTTTGATATTTCCCAATGATTACTTACTACTTTTTCTAATCCTAAAGTTTCTCCGTTGGTGCTAAATAAATATATGGGTTCCCAATCACGCATTAATGAACCTTTAAATGGAATTGTTGAAGATTTTTTCCAACATATTTGCTCTATTAAAAAGTCTAAATGATTTGATATTTGTTTAATATATTCAAATCTACTGTTTGCATTATAACTTACATTCCAAAAAATAAATCCATTTGTATTTAAAAAACAATTATTTAATACTTCAACAACAAAATCAATATATTTATTACTATCTAAATTATCTGAATATCCTTCATCATATAATTTAACACTTTTCTTTTTATTAAATATATCTCCTTGTCCTGCTTTTGTATTTGCGTTATAAGGTGGGCTTGTAAATACCATATCCGCTTTATTACCATTCATAAGTTTAGATACTGCATCGCTATCAGTTGAATCTCCACATAATAATCTGTGCTCTCCAATCTCAAATAAATCGCCCAATACTATATCAGTTTCAATACCACCTTCAGGTGCTTCAAAGTTATCTTCTTCTGCTTCTAAATTAGTTACTTCAAAGTTAGGTATATCTAATCCCCATTCAACTAATTGCTCGGTGTCCCAACTATTAGCCAAGTCATCCCAATTCCATTCTCCAAATCCTACATTGTCTTTTATTATAAATTCGTTTTGTTGCTCTGGTGTCAATTCACTTGCTTTGATTATTGATACTTCTTTTATTCCTGCTTCAATACATGCTTTTAATCTCATGTTTCCACCAAGCACTACCATTTCATCATTTACAACTATTGGTCTTATATCCAACATTTGAGGAAATTCTTTTATTGATGTAACAAGTTTTTTAAATTTGTCATCTTTAATAATTCTCGGATTATTCGGATTGCTTTTTACTGCGGTTATTTTTACTGTTTCTATTTTCATAAATGCGATTTGCTCATCGTGTAGACAAACGGTTTTATTGGGTTTGTATTAAATTGTAAATAAAATTCATATCTGCTTTTCCGTTTCCATGAATTATAGTTGGTTTAAAGTTATCTTTGGTTATAAATTGATTGTTTTCTATTTTGTAATCTGTTTCAGTTATCCCACATAATGTTTGAAATACTCTGCAATCATGGTCTATACCTATGCTTGGATTATCAAGTAGCCATTTAGTTGCTATTCTTTGGTCATCTTCGCTGTCGTGTATTCCTTGTTTGTCCATTAGCTTTATAAAGGTTTCTGATTGCATATAGTAAGCACCACTATTTAAGAATCTGAATTTTGTATTTGGTTTTGTGTATTGCTCACGTTCTTCATATTTAGATAATTGGTCTACATCAGGATAACAATTTACCTCCGAATTAAATAAACAATTCCAATATATTTTCTTTTTTGTATTTGCAGGTGTATCAAGAAAAAAGCAATCATAAGCATCTACAAATATAAAATCGGTTATATTCGGATTAGCTTTTAAATATTCATAAGTTTTATTCAATTTCGTTCCAAATCCTTGCCATTGATTCACTTCAATAATGTGGTAATTCCATCCAAAGTGATTTAAAGACCTTTCTAATTGGAAACATTTACTACGTTGGTCTGCTACTGTTATTACTATCATAGGTTTTTTTATATTAATTTATAATAAATCATTTTCATATATGCAAAGTTTTGTTTCTTTTAAACTTTCTTTTACAGGTTCTTTAAAACTTACTTCTGATATCTTTTTTAAATACATATAGTTTATTCCCTTATTCATAACAACCAAAGCTAAAAAATCATCATCTTTTATTTTAGTTATTAGTGGGTCTTTTTTTTGGAACACCCAAGAAACAGGAAAGTTACTATTTACATTATGGCTTTTAATATGAATATTTGCACCTTGTAAAGATAAATCAGCATCATAAGATTTATTGTACTTTTGATATATATTTAAGTCTGGTGAGTTTACTTTTTTTTGTTTAAGTATCAAGAAATTATAAACCATAAATTCAGCAACTTTACCATTGTAAATATCATTAATTATTTTTTCTTTGTTAAATTGATTTCTTTTTTTATATTCTTCTAAAGATGAAAATACACTAAATTTAGAAAACAAATCACATTGTTTTTCTTGGTACTCTGTTATTGTTTTCAATTCGGTTTTCATAGTTCTACTTTTATTGGTATTGTTCCGTTTATTAATCCATCTTTGATTTTATAAAATTCTTCCATTTTATCCCCTGCATATTTTCGTTTGCATTCGGTGTAAGCATCGCCACCAACATCAATATGGTCAATGTCAATATGTGGTAAGAATGCTAATTTATATCCAAGTAGTATTGCCCTAATACAAGCTAATGTGTCATCAAATCCATATACCCCTGCTTGCATTAATCCACCCATTTTATTTATTAGTTCAGGATGAAACATTTGAACTGTTCCCATTATATCTGCGCTTTCTTCTACTACTACCCAGTTGTCGCCTTTCTCGTGTGGTAGCATTTTTAGTTCTGTTTTCCAATGATTATTTGCATTTGGTGATTGCATCAAGTCTTTACGTTTTAAACCTAATATTCCATAGCCACCAAGTTTCATTGCTAACTCCATTTCTTCTACCCAACCATAGTTATTTATTACAACATCGTTATCCATTTTAATTACTGTTTCATTTGGTTTACGATATGCCCATGCTTGGTTAATTGCTTTTGCAGTTCCTACGTTTTCGGTGTTGGTTATTACAGTTATAAATTGTTCGTGTTCTTCTAAAATATTTTTAGTTTCTATACATGAATTATTATCTATAACTATTATTCTATGGTTATTAAAATCAGTTGTATTTACTAAACTTTCAATTGTTTGTAATGTATATTTACTTCTTTTGTTTTCTACTGTATCGTGACAGCACATGCTAACTAATGCCATTACTTCTTTATCTTTATATTAGGTTCGTTTAATTTTACCCACTTAACCATATTTTTAACAGCATCTAAATTACAAGCAGAACAATCGCCTGAACGTATGCCAGTAACCTCATGGCTTAATGATTTAATTTCAAGTAGTTGTTGGCTTGTACCTACCCAACTTGTTTCGTTATCAAATATTTTTACTAATTCTAAAAGGCTAAATCGGTTATCGCCTTTCTTTTTCATTGTAAAATAAATTTCATCAAAGTTTCTCATATCTTATACATTATTCGTTTTAGTATCATTGAAAAGTATGCAGCATAACCTGCTACTGCAAATGCTTGTGTGTAGTGAATTAAATCAAATTGAATAGTTATTACACAAATCCAAAAAGAAAGGCACACGTTGCAGTTAAATGGCTTAAAATCTAACCACGTTGGTATTTGTGTTAAACTAAAAAAGGAAGTAAACAACATTGCTATTCCTATGCAGTATATTATTTTATCTATCATAATTTTAAAATTGTTTTATATGCTTTATATCGTGCTTCAGCTATTCTATCAATGTGTTGAACTTGTACATCTAAATATAGTTGTTCGCTTAAATCTTCAATCATATTTGGGTTTTCAATTAACTTAACCATGTGCTTATACCAATCATTTTTATGTTTTACTACTAAACAATTCTTGCCGTGATTCAACATTGGTTCGTACGGATGAACATTACTTACTATACAGGCTTTCTTTTTAAATCCACTTTCAATAAGTTTTAGGTTTGATTTTAGCCTATTAAATCGGTTATCTCTTAAAGGTATAAGTGATACATCTATTGTGTCGTAGAACTTTGCATATTCGTTTATACTTACACTTGGGTATGTTGCAAACTGTGATTCACTTGCTTTACCTTTACAACTCATTACACCTGCTATTGCTCTGCTTGTATCATCATCAATACTAAAACCACCATAAACTACTTGAAATTTATTTCTATATTTATCTTGATGGTATAAAGAATATAAACCATCGTGCATTAGTAATACATCTTCAAAGTGTGTAATACTACCACTCCAACCAAATTTAACTACATCAAGTTCTCTTTTTGCAAACTTATATTGGTCTTCACTTGGGTTTATTGCGTTTGGTATTTCAAAAGTATTTGGTTGACTTGCTTCATACTTTAAAGTTCCTGATAAGTATTCGTGTGTAGTTGTTATTGCTTTTGCATAGTGTAATGCTTGAAGTATTTTGGCTGCGTGGTTTTCTTGCTTTGCTGCTTGTTGTAGTATATGCCAATTAGGTAATCTATAATCGTCATCAATATCTAATACATAAGGCACGTTTGCATCTTTTAGCTTTCTTATTACATCGTTTCCTTTTACTCTGCTTATAAATCGGTTTGCTATAATTATATCAAAGCCTTGCAGGAACTCTATTGTTGCTGTGTCTATTTCATTTATTTGGTACATATCCACATCCTTTACAAACATTTCTGCCATTCGTTTATGTGGTTGTAACAATCGGTGATAGTCTACACCACTAATATTAGGATAACTCGGAATTATTACAAGGATTTTCATTTGCAAATTTTTTTATTTTTTCTTTTACTGACCTTAATGCTGAATAACTAATGCCAGTTATCTTACTTATTTTGCGCATTGATTTATGTTCTGCATATAGTAACACGATTCTATTTTCAAACTCCGTGCAACCAAGCATAAAGTTTTCAATTTTCTTAAAGTCTAAATCGCTATCATCAATTATTCTTTCGGATTCACTTTCCATAAATTCATCCATTGGAATTTCTTTTGAGAATAACTTTCCTAACTTGCCATTGCGTGAAATAATATTTTTAGCTACACAATAATACCAGAACTGTAAATAATTTAATGTGGGTAATCGTTCAGCAGGAATAGTTAATATTTCTATAATAACCTCCTGAAAAATGTCATCACTATATCCTGCATCTAACTTTTTACAAGTATCAAGATATGCAGGGTTTTTAGTTATTTCGTTTATTAAATCATCACGTTCCAAATTGTTACCATTATTGGCGATGCAAAGTTTACCCTATTGTTTAACAAGTATTCAACAAGTTATAAACTATTTATTTATATAGCTAAATATGTGTTCAATGATTGGTAATGTCCAACCATCTCCAAGTAAACTACCTGCTTTAGCTTTTGATAGTATAGATGTATAGCCATCAGGAAATCCTTGTAATCTTTCCATTTCAATTTGATTAACAGTTCTTACCAATTCATTGCCATAATTATATATTAAATTTGGTGTTTGCTTACCTTTTGCAATTCTTTTTTTTATCATTATATCTTCTTTTATTTCATCTTTAATAAATAATTTTGAGTCACATCTTAACATTGCATTTGCTTTATCTCTTTTTACATAAACTAATGAAATAAAATTTTTTTCTTCACCTCTTGACCTTAAATAGTTTTGTGCTTTATCACTTAAATTGTCAATAAAATTATGTTTAGATATTGTACCTTCCATTAAACAACCAGCTTTAAACCTTTCAACTCTACCATCAGTTATTATATCTTTAAACATTATTCCTCTATCTTTAGGCTGTGGAATATCAGTAACCAAATCAAACATTGTTTCTTTAGTTCTAATGTTACTCCAATAGTATCTATCTCTTAATTGTGCAGTAACTAAACTACTATTGATTCTTACTGGATAAACTTCTAATGCTCTACTCATAATTCCAACATCTAATTTAGCTGCACTTCCAACATTTTCTTGCAGAAATAATACTTTTGGATTAAGTGATTTTATGTGATTAAGTATGTCTACAAACACAAAGAATAAACTTGATTTACTTCCGTTAATACCTGCACGTTTACCTGCTGCTGATAAATCTTGACAAGGTGAACCACTTAATATTAAATCAATACTACTCCAATCAATATCCCATTCTCTCCATTTAGTTACATCTCCAACTTGAATAGTATCAGGAAAGTGATGTTGCGTTAATTCAATTGCGTATGGTTTTATTTCACTTGAATAATATTTATTAACTTTAATTCCAATATTCTCCAAAGCTTGGCGACCAGTATTCATTCCATTAAATAGGCTTACTACGTTCATAATTAAAATTCTTTTAAGTTGTTTAATAATTTTATTTCACTTTCTAATTGCTTGATTCTTTCGCTAAATATTATTTGATTTGTTTCAAGTTCCTGCACCTTTTGGCGATAGATAATTGATTCAAAATAATACTTTCCATATTGGCATTGAATATCGTAAAGGGTTTTAAGGTGTGCTGTAGCCGTTATTTTCCTTTCGCCTGTAGATTGTATCACTTTGTCTTCAAATGATTCTATAAAGTTGTTTATAGACCACAGGGTTGTATAATTAGATTCACGTTGTGTCATTAGATTTGTAAACCCACAGTATTCATCCATAATCAATCTTAACTTTTTGTAGTCATTTGTGCGCAGTTCGTTTAACTTTTGCTGCTCATCTTGAAATTGTTTTAGTTCGTTCATAGGTCATAAATATTTTATAAAGTTGTTCAACTGTTGAGTATTCTCTTTGCTCGTTTGTTAGGCTCATTATGTATTTGCCAAATTTTATTGCTAATTCCATTAGAATGGTGCTGTGTTAAATGGGTTTTCTAAATTTATTGTTGATTGTATTTCTTTTGCAGGTGCTTTGTATTTTTCTTTAAAGCCAGTATCAATAACATTTATTCTGCCATCAATTGTTTCGCTATAACATTTTTTTATCCAATCATAATCAAGTTTACATATTCCTGTGTTACCAACTATTCTCGGTTTTACTTTTTGTATTATTATATCAACTTCGTTTCCTAATTGCATCTTGCCATTTGTTTCTATGTACTCTCTATTTATACAAATCATATTATATGCTTTCTGAATCCAAGCAGCACCACCATCAATTTCATAAGGTGTAGGTGCTTTTGGTAGTTCTCCGTTCTTTATTCCTATTGGGTTCTTTGCGTGGCATATTAAGAATGAATGTATTTTTTGACTTGCTGCAAGTTTATTCCACTTTGGTAGTTTTCTTTTTAAATAATCTGAAACATTAGTATAATTTTCGTGTTCAATATCATTCCAATTATCTATTGTGCTTGTGTGAATACCATAATCTTTTTTGCAATCCTTTACTAATTTTATGTACTCATCAAAATTTAAACCTTTCTCATCAGTATCTTCAGCAACTATAAAATGTTCCTGCACGAATGGTTGCACTCGGTAGTATTCTGCTTCACTTATGTAGTTATGGTATCGCTTATCAAATGTTTTACCTGTTAATCCGTGTATAATAGCAGCATAAATATCCTCACTTGAACCACTTTCAGGGCTGTATATTAAATGTTTTCTGCCATACTTAACACTTAATGATATTAGCAATTGAAATAAGAACTCTGTTTTACCCATTTTAGGGTAACCATAAATAATTGTTGTGCCAACAGGTTTTACTCGGTATAAAGGATTTAAAGTTTGAAACCCAGTATCTAATAATTCATCTGAACTATTTTCTCTTAAATGTAATATTTTATCATTTACATCAAATAATCTTTTTATAGTAGCCATTAGTAAATAATTATTTTAGTCTTGGTTTCAGTTGGTGCAGATAAGTATAGTGCTAATTTATCCGCACGTGATATAAATTCAGGTGTTAAGTATTTAGGGTTTTCAATATGAAACTTATCTTTACTGCAATTTATTACTGCTTTGCAAATATCTTCTTTTGTGTACCCTTCTTTTATTCGTGCCTTAAAACTTTTTTTAGTAGCTTCAGGTATTGATTTAAAATTTCTATTTGTAGTTTTATTAAACCAATTTAAAAATAAATCAAAATTAAAATCCTTATGTATATCTTTTACATTTACATTATCATTAACAGTTAATTCCGTTGCAACGATTTCAACGTTCGTTAATTCCGTTAACTCTTGTTCTTTTTTAAGTCTTCTTGCTTCAGCACTTTTTTTACCTGCATCTGACCATTGTTCACGTTTACCTTCATACTTTTCTAAATCTCTTTTAAGTTGTCTTTTGATAGGAATAAATGCAACATTTACAATAGGGTTTTCAGTAGTAGGTTGTTTATCATTTACATATTTAAGTATATGCTTAATTAATTTACCTGCTATTACATCTTCTAACTCATCAAATAATTCTTCATAATCTGCATATAGCAAAAAACCTTTTTTATTTTCAGCCATAATTAAAAAGGGTCGTTAGATAGTTTGGCAATTTCTCTTTTTAGTTCATTAACAAAACTAATTGCAGTTGATTTGTCTAAAAAAATAAATGATTCAGGAAATTTTTCAGTTTCACTTTTAAAAAAAGCTATTGAAATTTCAGTTTTACTTTTTCCACCCATAGAGTTTAATGGGTTTCCAATTTTTAAAGCACCATTTGCTTCATAATTACTTGATGAAGTAAATATTTTTTTTACCATAATTTGTAAAGGTTGTTAGATACCAGTAAACTATTAAAATGGAAAAGCCACAGATTAGGTTGTAGCTAACTGTGGCTTGTTCCTTTATATTTAACTTTTGGAAAATTAAAATTAGGAATGTGAATGGCTACAACCTCATTCAACTCTTGCAAATGTAAAACTTTTATTCTATTTTAAAACACAAGATGCTAACAATTTATTATTTTATTAAAGTCAGTAAGTATTTTGTTATACTTATGAATTACTAACTTATCGTAGCTTAATAAACTATCAACTGTTTTGATTCCGTGTATTACTGTTGTATGGTCTTTTCCAAGTTCAGGTACACAGCCTTTCTTTTTAGCCATATACAACTCACCTATTTCTTTTAAAGATAACGTAGTGTTTTCACGTACTAACTTCATTGATACTTGCCTTGCTTCGCATTGTAGCCTATGTCGTGTTGTAGCGATTAAAGTTTCAATTGGTATTCCGTATTCATCAGCACATAGCTTTACTATTATTCGTGCTAATTCGTTATCGCTGTTTACTTCTTTGCTTTTACAGAATAGTGATACTACTATACCAGTGTTTTGCTTTATTTTTCTTTCTGCTTCAAAAATTATTTTGCTAATTATTTCCTGTTTTTCCATTTGTTTTATATTTTATTTTTAAAAATTCTAATTCTAAATCTGTCCACTTGTAAACTCTTGTTTCTTGTGCTAATAGTTCTAAATCTTTTACCTTTTGTTCACCTATTCTATTTACCAAACCTTGTCTATAATTGCTTTCATTTCCGTTTAAGTAATTGTTACATTTGCGGCATTGTCGATTTACGTTAAATTCGTGGAATATTACACCTCTATAAAGTTCTGCTTTCTTATAGTGTCCTCCATCCCATAACTTTGTTTCTTTTATGCCACAACTTATGCAAGGTGAATCTTTGTCCCTCATACGAATCCACCTTTGGAATATGGTCTTAACCTCATTTACTCGTTGCGTATATGTCTTTAACTTTTGTAACTTTACTTTCTTTTCAAGTCTTAAAATATTTGTTTTTACTGGTTTACTAAAAGCTAACTCAATAGCACATTTAGGAGTACAAACTACCTGTGTACTTTTGTAAGGTGTAAACAATACACTGCAAACTTTGCACTTCTTTTGTTTTATTTCGTTCATAATTAAAAGGGGTGGCAGTTAATACCACCCCCTTGTTTTTAGAATGGTAAGTCAGAACTGTTGTGTGCTTTGCTTAAAGAGATAGCATTGATGTTATGATACCATTTGCCATTAAATTCTCTACTATCAACACTAAATTCTACTTCTACTTCACCACCTATTTTATGGTTCTGCAACTGGTCTTGTTTCATCAATGTAAAACAAATTAACTTTGGATATTTAGGGTCAAGTGTTTCAATTACAAACTCTGACTTGTTCCATTCTTTACCTGCTTTTGTAACTCCATTTGTTACTTCACCGATTTGGGTGATTTTTCCTTTTACTTTATGCATAATTGTTATTGGTTTTAGTATCTTAAATTAACTTTTTCTCTTCTACGATAATTATATATTTCTTCAATTAAAGACCTATATTGAGTTGTATTAGTACAATCTTGCAATGTTGTAGGTTGTTGTTTTAATTTTGCAATAAATTCTGTAAATTCAAAATTTTGATTTTTAAACATTCCTAACATTGCAATAACAAAACTTCTTCTCATACATCCATCATAATATGGTTTTATCATTTGTAATTTTTCAACAATTCTTATAGAATTATTTATATTATTAACTTTAAATAACCCTTCTTTAAATTTAGAACTTACAGAAACATCATTACCACCAGGCTGTTCTCCTGATAATATTAAAATTGCTACTTGATTATTAAGCGAATATTCTTCAACAAAATCTCTGTAAATAATATAATCTTTGTAACCTAAATCGCAGTAACCATTTACATAGTCCATAGTTTGCCAATTTTTCATATTAGCATTTAAAATTTGAACCTCATTTAGTCCATAATTTTTACTGATAATATAATTAATTGGTAAATTTAATTCTTGACTAATTAAATACCTGTGCTGTCCATCAATTATTTCAAACTTATCATTTACCATAATGATAGTTATAAGATGGTTTTTCTTAATACTCTCTTTTAAGCGTGTTAAATGTAGTTGGTTTACATCTCTGTTGCCATTTAATGTTTTAAATAAAGAATAATCTTTTGTTGTGTGTACTTGAATCGCATTCATTGGTACGTGCTGTGTGTTTTCCATTGTTTTTTTTGTTTTTGTTTTATGTTTAAATTATTGGTTGTTTTAAAATTTGAATTAATGCATCTCTTTGTTCACTTGCTGCTGCTACTTCGTGTAGTATCTTTGCTTGAACTTCTAAATCTGCTTTTACTATCTTGTAGAATATCCGTACATTTAAAGGTAAATCTATTTCAATTTTGTTGCCATCAAAATCGTAATTAGTTGATGTTAAATAGCGAACTAAATAATGATTAGTTACAGCAGGATATCCTAAACTTTCATTGTGTTTAGTTAGCGACATCATTTGCATCTGCGCTTGATAGAAGTAGGCTTTAGGTACGTTCTGAAATTCAGGTTTACTATCGTTTATCATCATCATCTTTTGTTCAAAGAACTTTTCCGTTGGGCATTTTAAATCAATACTTGCAGTCATTACACCTTCAAAATCTATTAGTGCTGCATCGGGTGTTGAACCACAATTTTCGTTAATTGGAAAGTAAACTGAATCTAAATATACTGCATTTAATCCTGTTACCTCTATAAACGATTCTAATGCCTCTAATTCGTTTATATTTCCGTGTTCGGTATGTTTACTTGTAAAAGATTTTGCATAGCCTTTAACAGCCTCTATTGCTTTATCCATTATGTATGAATCTTTCGTTGCACCTTTGCCTCCAACAAATAAGTTGGAGACTGTGGATGCTGTGAATTTACCTAATCGTTCGTTACTTAACATTTAATAACTCCTCCACTTCTTTAGTCAAATGATACTTTGCTTTTACCTTGTTAATATCGCCACCATTCTTTACATAGTCCAAAGCATCGTTAAACCCTTGTGTGTTTTTTGCAAGTGTAGGTTTACTGTTAGTCACATTTTGATTGTCTGCATCTGCTTCGGTTTCATCAATTAAAAATAAACCGTTTAAAGCATACTTTCTTGCATAGCTACTTGCAGTTCCTGTTGTTTGTTCTGCTGACATTCCTTTGTGTTCAGAAGTTTCTGCATAACCACTGCAACTTAATACCTCATCGCCTATTTTAATCGTGGCTGTTGACTTAATAAATACTTTTGTACCAAGTAATATTATGTCATCACTAATAGTTAGCCTTGCATTGTTATTCGCTAACACTGGCTTTACTGCTTCAAGTATATCTTCTGCACTACGATACTTGTACTTTCCGAAACTGTTGAAGTTTCCTTTTGGAACTTTTAGTTCCCTTTGAATTTTAGTTAAATTTTCCATTGTTTGATTTGTTTTTTTGTTTCTAATAATTGATTTCTATAAATACAGATTTGTTTATTGTATTTATCGTGTTGCAATATAACTTTTTTTGTTAATATATTCTGCAAAAGTATTATTATTTCTTCTTCAAGTTCTTGAATTTGAGATAATAAAAATTTTTCGTTATGTTCTAAATCCGATAAACTCATTAAAATAATTCTTTTAAAACACAGTCATATACAAAACTTGAATCACAGTTCAATTCTTCTATTTCTGCATCGGTTAACTCTACTCCATCTATTTCTGCACTTATTATGTAGGCATCGCAAAAGTCTGGGTAATCATTGGTGTCTATTCCACCTAATTCTATGTTACTTATTTTATCTAATTCCATTGCTGTGGTTGGCTTATTAAGTTAAGTGTTGTTGTGATTGAATAAAGCAGCCATTGCGCTTGTTTTGTTTTTAAAATATTGCGTTCATTTATTGCTATGTTTCGTAACCTATTTATTTTGTCGTACCTGTTTCGTAGTGTGTCTATTCTGCTCATTTGTTTTCGTTTTTTAACTTGTGTACTAATTCCTTTTGTAATCTCCACTTGTTAGCTGCTTTGCCAAGTTCTATAAATTCTTGGTCATCGCATTCGCCAGTGTGGGTTATTTCTAAACAGTTCTTGTAGTACTGCCATAGTATTGCTAATTTGTTTTCTTCTTCTTGTATGCTCATTCTTTATAGCCTCCATCGTT